TGTCATCAAGGCCATCCTGCCGAAGTATGGCCGCATGACGATCTTCCCGGGCAAGATCAAGCACGTCGGGCGCGCTGTGTCGCGGATCTGCCCGGTGGCCCGCCGGGTTCTCGTCATGAAGGGCAAGCCCCGTGAGTAAGCGGCACCTGCTCGTCCTGGCGCTCAAGCGTATGGGCGCCTTCCACATGATGCACAACAAGCGCCTTGAGCGAAAGCTCGGCGAGCACCTGATCAGCACCTATGACGCGCTCAAGCGCCTCGGCGCTGAGGAGGATGTGGCGATCGCTGGCGGCCTGCACTCGATCTACGGAACCAGCGTGTTCCGCAAGGTCACGGTGCCGACCGAGCGCCGGGCTGTCATTCGGGGCCTTTTCGGCGATCGGGCCGAACGCCTGGCTTGGCTATTCTCGACCATCAACCGGCCAGCCTGCCTTGAGGGCACCGAGCCGGTGCTGGATTGGCGCACCAAGCAGGTGACAGAGATCACGCCGCAGGACTTCGAAGACCTACAGTTGATTGAAGTGGCCAATCTGGGTGATAATGGATCGACACTGGCGAAATATCCCTGCCTCAAAAAGATCAGGGACAACCACATGGTTCCCACATGACCGATCTCCGACACCTCGCGGCTAAGATCCTGAAGCACTACGCCAGCAGCGACGACAAGGCGCTGGCGGGCCTGGTGGACACTATTGTCGCTGGGAGCCCGTTGGATCGGGGTGAAAAGGGGCTTGTCCCAATGGTGTCCGCTGAAGAGCGCAACCTGCTGAAGATGCTGGGCGGATACATGGCCGAGGCCAACGAGCGCACACCCTTGGCGCTGACGGCGCAGGGCTGCGGCGATGATGGTGGCGGCGACGGCGGTGGCGACGGAGGCGACGGCGGTGGCGATGGCGGTGGCGACGGAGGCGACGGCGGTGGTGGCGGCGACGATGACGACGATGACGACGATGATGACGACGATGATGATGATGAAGGCGACGCAACCGCTGCTGCGGCTGCAGCGGATGCCGCCGCTGCCAATGCTGCTGCGGCAGCGAACAATGGAAACACAGCAGGATACCTTGGCGCTGACGTAAGCTCCGCAACTGCTGCTGCGGCTGCGGCAGATGCCGCCGCTGCCAATGCTGCCGCGGCAGCGAACAATGGAAGCACGGCGGGCTGGGGCAGCTATCTTGGCAACACGTCGCAGTATTCCGAATCGTATGGGCCAGAATCCAATTATGCTGATCTCCCGGCGCTCAATGCCGTCGAGGCGGCATACAATATGCAGTCTCTAAACCCCGCCACAACAACATTTGAAAGCTTTACTGCTGCTATGCAGGAGGCCGCTGATAAGGGTGTCCTTGGCGACTTCATGGCCCAGAATCAGGCCGCATACTCATCGGTGCAAAATACGGTGTCGCAAGACCCGCAGTCGCAATCGTTTTTTAACGATGCGCTTGCCGCAGCTTACGAAACTGCTGCTGCTGTTTCTGCCAGTCAGCAATCATCTTTGGAATCAGCCCGAGCAGCGGCTGAGCGCGGCGAGCTGGAATCTTGGCTGTCAGAATACAGCAACTTGAATCCGGGTGTGTTTAACAGCAACATCGCGGCACTAGATGCGCTGAACCAAGAGGCCCTTGGGCAGCAGGCCATGGCTGCTCAGCAGGCAGCCGCGCAGGCGGCGTCAAACCCTTACGGCGCACTGAACGTCGGCGCCAATTTCGCGTCTCCCGAGGCGCAGGCATACAGCGACAATTTCGGCTTCGGGCCGCTCGGTAACCCCTCATCCGCTATGAACGCCGGGCCAACGACATCTGTGGGCAGCATGATCGGCGCCCCCGATGACGCAACATGGGGCGGCCCGGCTGCTAACGCGACGGGTCCGGTTTCAGATAACTCGTTTGGCATCTCTTACGGGGATCCTTCTGACTTTGATTCTCCCGAAGCGCAGTCATACAACAACAATTTCAGCCTTGATTATTACAACCCTTCAGCCCCCATGGACGCCGGGCCAACGACATCTGTGGGCAGCCTAGTCGGCGCGCCTGATCAGGCAACGTGGGCAGGACCTGCAGCGAACGCGACGGGCGCGATCTCGGGTAACTTGCTTGGGAATCCTTCTGACCTTGCCAGCCCGGACCAACAAACCAACGCGCCAACGGAAAGCCCGTATGGCCCGGCCCCGGATCTCACGATTAACAAGGACTTTTCAAATTCTAATCCGCAGGACACAAGCTCGACCGGCTACAACAACCAGGACATGAGCTCAACCGGCTACAACAACCAGAACATGAGCTCGACGGGGTATAACAACCTTGTTGAGCTTGTCGGCGGGCGGGATGCGTTTAATGCCGCCTATGGCCTTGGGGGCGACGGCGCTGGTATTGTCAGGCCATTGCCGCAGCCCTCAATCGGGATTAGCGTGCCAACCCCATTGTCATCAGTGTCGCCGGCCCCTGCGCCCAACACTGGCCGGGTGTTCTCCCCCTTGGCCAATTATGCGAACTATGGCGCCGGTCCCGAGCATAGGTTTTATATGGCCGAGGGCGGGATGGCTTCTTTCCCGTCCATGGCCTACACCGACGGGCAGAGCAGCATCGCAATGCCTCCAGGTCTTTCACCTTATGATACCGCCGGGGCTGACGTCCTGGGCGCAACGCCAATGTCTCCGCCGCCTGCAGCTGCTGCGCCCAACTTCACAAGCCCCGGCCCGCTGTCGGCGTTTATAAACCCAAACGCCGGGCCGTTCCCGTCGCAGATTTCGCAAAACCCAAATTTAGGGTATTCTCTGGGTCAATCCCCGCTTTCTCGACTGACAAGGCCGACCAATGGATGACGCAGAGCTCGACCAAGGCATGGAAATGGACCTCGCCGATGAGGTCTCTGATGTCGAGGAGAACGAGGACGGCTCGGCTGTCGTCACGATCGACGAGCCAGCTATGGCTGAGAACGCTGAGTTCTATTCGAACCTGGCCGAGGACATGCCAACGTCCGAGATGAAGACGATATCGACGCAGCTGCTGGAATACATCGATCGCGACAGGGAAGCCCGCACGCTGCGCGACAAGCAGTATGAGGAGGGCCTGCGCCGCACTGGTCTCGGCGAGGACGCTCCCGGCGGCGCCAATTTCCAAGGCGCGAGCAAGGTGGTCCACCCCATGCTCACCGAGGCGTGCATCGACTTCTCGTCGCGCGTCATCAAGGAGATCCTGCCCCCGTCTGGCCCGGTGAAAGAGCACATCCTCGGCGACATCACCGTGGACAAGATGGAGAAGGCGAAGCGCAAGCAGCGCTTCATGAACTGGCAGCTGATGCAGCAGATGCCTGAGTTCCGCCCGGAGCTCGAGCAGCTGACGACGCAGGTTCCGCTGGGCGGCGCGCAATATCTCAAGCTCATGTGGAGCGAGCAGAAGAACCGCCCGACGGCGATCTTCATCCCGATCGACGATGTCTACCTGCCCTACAGCGCGACGAGCTTCTACAGCGCCGAGCGCAAGACGCATGTCCAGTACATCACCAAGCTCGAATTCGAGAAGCGCGCCAACACTGGCATGTATCGCGACATCGACCTGACGGCGGCGTCTGAGCCTGAGCTCACCGGCTCCCAGAAGGCGAATAACAAGATCGAAGGCCGGGAGCAGACTAGCTACAACGAAGACGGCCTGCGGGTCGTTTATGAGATCTCCTGCTATCTGGACTTCGAGGACAATTTCGGGCTCGCACCCTATCTCGTGACGATCGACGACACCTCAAAGGAAGTGCTCGCGATCTATCGCAATTGGGAGCCGGATGACGAGAATCAGGAAGAGCTAGTTCACATCATCGAATTCCCCTTTGTCCCGTGGCGCGGAGCCTATCCGATCGGCCTGCCGCACATGATCGGCAGCCTGTCGGCGGCCGCCACCGGCGCCCTGCGGGCCCTGCTCGACAGCGCGCACATCAACAATTTCCCCGGCATGCTGAAGCTGAAGGGTGGCTCTCGCGGGGGCCAGACCGATCGCATTGAGCCGACGCAGGTGACGGAGATCGAAGGCGGCGTCGGCATTGACGACATCCGCAAGATCGCCATGCCGGTTCCGTTCAACCCGCCGAACCCGGTGCTGTATCAGCTTCTGGGCTTTGTGACGGAGGCCGCCCGCGGCGTGGTCCGCACGACCTTCGAAAAGCTTCAGGACCAGAACCCGAACCAGCCCGTCGGCACCACGCTCGCGATGATTGAGCAG